CGGTAAGGAGTGCTCCACCTGGACCAGTTCCCCACCAGTTTTGGGCAGTTACATCAACGGCACCAGCATCGTGGAAAAGACCGTCAGCAGTGATGAATGATTGAGATGTTCCTGCAACACTATCGGGTCCACCGAAAGAGTGGATAGCATTGGGAAGAGCATCAATGGCATCAGTATAATTGAAAGGTTGGGCACCAAGAACAGAGTAAAGAGTTTGTCTGCACTCAAGAGAAGCACAGTAGTCAACATTCTCATCAGGTTGAACAACCCAGATGAGCTCCTTAACAGGGTGATTGAAATTGAGCTTAATCTTGTTACTGGAAGAACCAACAGACTCATCACCAGTGAATTGAAGTTGCTCAATGAGATACTCGTGAGGGTTTTGTGCCATTCTTCTGCGCTCATCAGTATCTAAGAAGACATAGTCGACATAGAGAGAAGCAGCAACAAGAGATTGGTTATAGGCAGTGGTGACCTTACCAGAACTGGTAGAAGGGACAGCAGTAGAACCACAGTTAAGAGTTCCAACAGCCCATAAGCACTCATCAATAGGACGGATATCAAGATTGATCTTGACCTCGTGGTATTGAAGGGCGATTAAAGGAAGAGCAAGTCCGGGATTGCGGCAATACCAGAATTGGAAAGGAATATAAAGAGTGGTCTCAGGAAGAGCGTTACGGGGAGCGCATACTTGACGAGGGGCGTTGGATTCACAAGGTCCATCAACATCATTGAAAGAAGGATCAGTGATGAAGGTGAGTTGAGTGGTGTTACCAACCATCTTGTAGTATCCGCGTTGTTGCTCAGAAGTGAGGGTAAGTTGGTTCCAGATGTGCATCCAGTCACCATATTGACGGTCAATTCTTTGACCACCAATCTCGACCTCAACTTGAGAGATCATTTGCTCTCCGGGGAAATCTAACCAACGAGCGTAAACACCGTCTTTGGCAGAACCAGTGGTGTTAGACATTTGTTGGTTAATCTCAGGAAGAGTTACCTGAAGATAAGTGCGGTAAGCAAGATCACCGTTTCTGCTGATGGTGCAGGTAACACGGCGACCGAAATCGGCTTGTCCGTTGAATGTTTGCTCAATGGACTCCATTGCGAAATTTGTGTGGCGTCTGTAAGAGACTTTCCAGAAAGTGATTTGAGGGTTACCCGTAAGATATACATCTTGGGCACCGTAAGCTACTAGTTGCATTAATCCACCTCCCATGGTTATACTATTGCTAAATATTTTTTTTTTGCGAATTAATTAATTTATCTACAATAAAAAAATTAATTTAATTAAAATTAAAGTTGTCCTTCAAAAATGTATTGATATAATTGTTCGAAAATATTTCTTTTTTACCTTCGTGATTTTTGATAAAAATGTATTGATCCTTCTTCTTTTTAATTGTCCATCCATTATTTAATGTATTAAATAAGAAGCAATATATATATTTATTTTTTTCACAAATATCATCATTATTAGTATCATTATCAGTGTCAGAGTTTATATATTTGGATAGTATATATATTTTATTTTTGTTTTTTTTTAAAATGTATCGATTGTCTTTTTTTTGTATATTCCATTTGTGTTCTAAATAATTATTAAGATAATCCATTATTTTTATAATGGATGGGTTTAGTTTGGTTATATCAAAATTTTCAACACAAATATTCATTTTTGTTAAATAGAGAGAAAACATAAACAAAAATATAACTTGAAAAGATTTACGGAAAAATACATATTAAATATAAATTTTGAAAAAATACTATATAAGAATAAGAATGCCTACATTTAAACATAAAACCAATAAAAAAATTGTATTGGATGAAAAAAGTATTATTACTTTAGATAGTAAACATAAAGAAATTGAAAGGGATTTCCAAAATGATAAAGAAGATATACTTCCTGAACTAAGAGCAAAAAAAAGACATTATACAAAATTATTAAAAGATGAAAATTTGAATATTGATCAAAAATTAGAAATAGACGATTCAATAAAAGAAATAATAATTCAAATAAAAGAGCTCAAATATAATAAAAAAAAATATTATTTAAACAATAATAAGTTTATATACGATTATTTTGAAAATAAAAAAGAGATATCTATGGATAATAATCCAACAAAATTATTAAATTCTTTTTTTAAGATTAAGACTAATGATAATCTAGAAAAGGTCGAAAGCAAAAATAAAGACAATATTCAAAAATATTTATCTAATATTGATGAGTCATTTATCGACATTAATAAATTTATATTTGAAACAGACATTTGTCAAATTTGTAGAAAGGGTGAATTAATTCCGATTGACCATGAAGGTATTATGGTTTGTAATAACTGTCACAAACATATTCAATATTTGGTTGAAAATGAAAAACCTTCTTATAAAGAACCACCTAAAGAAGCTTGTTTTTATGCTTACAAAAGAATTAATCATTTTAGAGAAATATTAGCTCAATTTCAAGCAAAAGAAACTACACAAATTCCTGAGGAAGTTCTTGAAAATATTAAAAATCAAATTAAAAAGGAGAGAATTAATCTTACTCAGTTAAATAATAAAAAGGCCAAAGAGATTTTAAAAAAACTAGGATATAATAAATATTATGAACATATTCCGTTTATAAAGGATAAATTGGGAATCAAACCTCCAGTTATGACTCCTGAATTAGAAGAATCGTTATGTAATCTTTTTATGGAGATTCAAGGACCCTATGCTAAGTTTTGTCCAGATGATCGCGTTAATTTTTTAAACTATTATTATACAGTTTATAAATTATGTGAATTATTAGACCAAAGCCAATTTCTACCCTATTTTCCAATGTTGAAAGATAGAGAGAAAAGAATTGAACAAGATGAAATATGGAAGAAAATATGTGAGGAATTAGACTGGGAATTTATACCAACAATATAAATCTAATTTAATATTTATAATTTATCAAGATTTAATATTTACATAAAATATATGATAGATACTAAACCACTATCTCCTGAAGACGAATTAAATGAAATTAGACATATTCAAGCATTCAGTGATTTAACTACTCATCCAGAAGATTTACTAAGTGATTGGATGGATGTATCCGGTTTAATGTTAACAACAAGTATATTATTTTACCATATGGCTAGATCAAAAACACTTAGGGTTGACCCAAGACTCGCAAAGGTTGTAGCTATATCTTTAATATTAATATCAACATTATATTTAGTATACGGTCTTATGACATATACTGATAGAATGAATCATACTGTTGAAAAATGTAGAGAATTTCAAAAATGTACTGATAAACAAGCAAATAAAATAAATAATATAAAAAATACCTATATTGGAATAGGTGTATTTACAGTTTTGACTCAAGCATTAATTGTTTATATTGTATTATCTACTATCTAAATATCTATATCTAAATCTAATAAATTCCCAACACCACCATATGTTTCTTTAGATGAATTAAATATTCTTGATTCCATATAATTATTTAAAGTTTCTAATCTAGTAATTTCTATTTGTAATTTACAGATAATTTCTCTCTGTCGTTTAATATTATCTGTTAATTCTATATTTTCTTTGTAATGATTATTTTTCTCTCTATTTAATATTTCCAACCATTTCTTATGTTTAACACTATTGATATGTTGTCTAAATTTTATCTTAGAATCAAATACATGTTCTGATCGTGAACCACATGGACATCTAATTCCGTGTTTAATAAAAGATGGACATAAATCCATATAACATCCATTATCACCAAGAATCGGACTATATATTTCGGGGTCTAAAGCCAGTTCCATTTTAATATACTTTATTCAAATTATATTAAAATAGTTTCAATTTTTAAATTAAATACCAGCAATAGGATTGTCTGGTAAATTAGTGTAATTATTTTTGTCATCGTTAATATACATCAAATCTTTTTCATTATGTAAACATGTTGTTTTAAATATGATACTTGTCACTAAGTATGGATCACAATTAGAACTAGGTCTTCTATCTTCAAAGTATCCTTTTTTATTTTTAATAGTATCATGTCCTCTTCTTACTGAAGCACCTCTATTCGCAATTCCATCAGAAAATTTATTAAAATCTGCTGTTTCGTATTCTCCAGTCATTCTCTCTTCATTTCCCAAACCATATACTTTCATATGTTCTTCGTGTGTTTCTGATAATCGAATAACCGCTTCATTAATATAGTCTAATCCAGTTTTACTATTTGTTCCGTTTCGCATATTTTCCGTACTATAGTTAGTATGACATCCTGAACCATTCCAATCACCTTTCAATGGTTTTGGCGATAAATTAATATTTACATAATATTCTTCTCCAATTCGTTCTAATAAATATCTTGCCATCCATAAATGGTCACCCGCATCAATTCCTTCACAAATACCAATTTGGTATTCCCATTGTTGAGGAGCAACTTCAGCATTAATACCTGCTATATTAACACCAGCACTAATACAATGTTTTAAATGTAGTTCAGCAATTTTTCTATAAATCGCATTTCCATTGCCAACACCACAATAATA